TTCTGCAGCTGTAATTGTAGATGTGTCTAATCGTATAAATCGTATTGAAACTAACCGAGGTCGTACTGCATTATCAGATCAATTTCAGACAGGATCACTTAGTTTAACTATCATAGATCAGAATGGTGACTTTAATCCGCAGAACGTGAGCGGCCCATATTACAATTTATTAACACCTATGAAAAAGGTACAGATTACTGCAACCTATAACGGTGTTACTTACCCTATATTCTCTGGATTCATTACAAGTTATGTAACTAGATACCCAGATGAATCATCTGCAGATTTAGCAACTACTACTATAGAAGCCGTAGATGCATTTAGGTTAGCCCAGTTAGCACAGATCAGCACAGTCACAGGTGCTAGTGCTGGCGATCTAGCAGGCACACGTATTAACGAGATATTAGATGAGATTTCATGGCCAGCATCAATGCGTGATGTAGATGCAGGTCTTACTACTATGCAAGCAGACCCAGGCACTAACCGCACAGCACTACAAGCTTTAACTACAGTGGCTACCTCAGAATATGGTGCTTTATATGTAGATGGTTATGGCTCGTTTGTATTTCAAGATAGAGCAGTAACCGTTGGATCTATTGCAGGCACACCCACAGTTTTTGCAGATAACGGCACAGGTATAGTTTATTACGATGCTGCTTGGACACTAAATGATGTTTTGATATTCAATAAAGCCACTGTCACCAGGGCTGGTGGTACTGCACAGGTAGCGTTTAATCAAGCAAGCATAAATAAATACTTCTTGCATAGTTACTTCCAAGATAACCTACTTATGCAAACCGATGCAATAGCCCTAGATTATGCCCAGGCTTATGTGGCGAGTAGAGCTGAAACCACCATCCGATGCGATGCAATAGTCCTAGATTTATACACGCCTAATTATGATACAGGCGTAGTTGCAGCCCTAGACCTAGATTTTTTTGACCCTATAACCATTATTACTACCCAGCCAGGCGGATCTTTGCTTGAGAAGACCTTACAGATTTTCGGTGTCCGCATGAATATAACCCCGAATAGTTGGAAAACAACCTTTACAACACTCGAACCTGTCATAGATGGGTTTATAATAGGCAACGTAGATTACGGTGTCTTAGGACAAAACGTACTATCTTATTAAGGAGATATAATGGCAACAGGATTTCCAGCAGCTACAGGTGATGTACTTACCTCTGGTATGTTTAATGGTTTAACTTCATTTACAGTAGGCACTGCTAACACTACAGATTACACAGCTGTACTTGCAGATCAATATCAAGTAGTACAGATAATGAACAAAGCATCAGCTATAGCATTTAAGATTCCAACTGATGCATCTGTAGCATTTCCAGTAGGCACAGCATTAACTGTATTAAACATTGGTGCAGGTACTTGCACAATTAGCGCAGTAACACCTGGCACTACTACAGTATTAAGTGCTGGCGGAACTGCAGCATCACCAACCCTTGTGCAATACAAGAGTGCAGTGTGTATTAAAACAGCTGCTAATACTTGGTATGTAGTAGGTGCTATTTCCTAATGATAGGTAATATAGTTGCAGGTCTTTATGCTGCCGGAGTGCCGCCTTTATCTGTTGAATTTCTAGTAATTGCAGGTGCTGGTGGTGGCGGTGGTAATAGAGGTGGTGGCGGTGGTGCTGGTGGCTATCGCACAAGTAGTTTTTCACCAAGCCTTGCGACTAATTACACTTGCACAGTAGGTGCGGGTGGTACTGGTGGAAATGTTAATTTAGCCGTAGCAGCAACAGCAGGTTCTACTTCAACTTTTAATACTACTTCTTCTTCTGGCGGTGGTCGTGGCGGTCAAAATAGCGTTGCACCAGGCACGGGTGGTTCTGGTGGCGGTGCTGGTGGAACTACATCAGGTAATCCAGGACTACAAGGTGCGGCTGGTAATTCTGGTTCATATTCTCCAGTAGAAGGTTATGCTGGTGGTGCAGCTCTTGATGGCGTTGCAGGCGGTGGCGGTGGTGGAAGTTCAGCAGTAGGAACAACTGCAACTAATAGTACACATCCACAATCTAATGCTGGTCCTGGTACCGCAAACTCAATTACTGGTTCATCAGTTACTTATGCCGTAGGTGGTAATGGCGGTGGTTCTAATGTAAGTGATGTAACTGGAGTTTCTGGCGGTGCAAATACAGGTACTGGTGGCGGTGGAGCAGCCAACCAAAATAATAATAATTTTCCTGGTGGTAATGGTGGTAGTGGTGTAGTAATTCTTAAATATCCATCAGCTTATACAATTTCAAATCCTGGTGGTGGATTAACGTTATCTACTAGTTCAAGTGGTGCAGATAAAATTACAACAGTTACTGCAGGCACTGGAAATGTGAGTTGGGCATAATGGCACATTACGCATTTTTAGATGAAAATAATATTGTTACTGAGGTAATAGTAGGTATTGATGAAACACAAACTATTGAAGGTTTAGACACAGAGACTTGGTATGGCAACTTTAGAGGTCAAGTCTGTAAACGTACTTCTTATAATGGCAAGATACGTAAGAATTATGCAGGTATTGGTTATAAGTATGATGCAACTAGAGATGCATTTATAAGTCCAGAGCCTACAAATGCTACTGGTTTTAATGAAGACACATGTCAATGGATAGTTCCTGATCCTGAGCCTGAGTTATGAAGCCATGGTTATGTGCAGCTGGTACACAATTAAGAGATCAGATTGATACCTGGTACCCAGATCGTCGCTCTACCAGTGATGGGTGGGTGGGTGATGCTCGTCATTCCGCCACAAAATCGGATCATAATCCAGATGCAACTGGGTGTGTACGAGCCATTGATGTTGATTCTCGCTTGGATTCATCCGAGGGGATCTCAATATATCTGGCTGACCAGATCAGAAAATGTGCGAAAGCCGATAAGCGCATATCTTACGTAATTCATAATGGCATGATCGCTAGCAAAATACTGAATTACAAGTGGCGTAAATACAGGGGCTTTAACAAGCACTTGCGACATGTTCATATTAGCTTTACAAAGTTAGGCGATAAAGACAGCAAACCGTTTGATATACCACTACTAGGGGGTAACTTATGAAAATCAGTAAAAAGCAAAAGGCAATACTTAAATCCTATGCACGTGGCGTATTAGTGTCATTTTTGACATTCTTGGCTAGTAATGAATTAGGTTTAGATCCAGCGGTGTCTGTAATTGTTGCAGCATTAGCAGGACCGGCAGCTAGGGCTTTAGATAAATCCGATAGTGCTTATGGCCTCGGTGCAGATGAAGCATGAGTCCGACAGAATGGGCTGGCTTTGGGGCTGGCGTCTGCGCCGTACTAACAAGTTTATTAGTGGGTCTGCGCTTTCTTATTAAAGGCTGGCTTAACGAATTGCGCCCTAATGGTGGATCTAGCATGAAGGATCAACTAACAAGATTAGAACAGCGTGTTGATGATCTGTATTCTTTAATAGTTAAGAGACAATAAACACATGGCTGATACAAGACGTAAGCGAAAGAAAATTAATAGGCGTGTGGTGCGTAAATCACCTGAGCCATTAACTAAATTAGAAGTGTTTTATATTGCCAAGCATGAAATGTTTAGAGCTGCACGCAAAGCTGGATTTACAGAGAGCGTTGCACTTTATCTAATGGATAGCCCATCATCTATGCCCGACTGGGTAGTAGGCGAAGACGGCATTATCCCAACTATTCCTACTCCAGAAGAGGATGAAGATTAAGCGTTGGCTAGTAATATCCGATTTACAGATCCCATATCATCATGAGCATGCAGTCAAGAACGTCATTAAGTTGGCAAGACGTGAAAAGTTTGACGAGGTTTTATGTGTTGGCGATGAGATCGACTTTCAAACAATTAGCAAGTGGGCCGATGGCACACCTTTGGCTTATAGTCAGACTCTTAACGAAGATCGTGCAGCTTGTCAAGACATTCTTTGGGATCTTACCGAGTACAGCAAGAAGGCTAGTGTTATCCGCAGTAATCATACTGATCGCCTTTACAATACTTTATTAAAAGCACCTGGCTTAATAGGTTTACCAGAGCTTCAATATCCTAAGTTCATGGACTTTGCATCTATGGGCATTGACTATCACAAGACAGCGTATGAGTTTCACCCTGGCTGGGTATTAGCCCATGGCGATGAAGGCAGCATGAGTCAGCATGCAGGTATCACAGCCCTTAACCTTGCTAAAAAATGGGGCAAATCGGTCATAGCAGGACATAGCCATAGACTGGGCATGAGTGCCTATACAGAAGCCATAGGGAGCCATTACAGACCCTTATATGGGGTTGAGGTAGGTAATCTTATGGATAGAAAAAAAGCCTCTTATATCCGCTATGGAAGCGCAAATTGGCAGATGGGTATTGCTATACTAGAAGCCGTAGGAAAGACGCTAACACCCACGTTAGTGCCGATCAATAAGGATGGCTCATTTACAGCTCTAGGGCGGTATTACGGGTAACATCGTTACCTAATCGTTATACAAACTACGCC